AAGCGTGCATCCCTTGTGAGTTACATGGATGCCATCAAGAACAGCGATGTCGCAAGGCTTCCGGCGGGGGCTCCCCTCACCTACAGAACCCGAATGCTCCTCCTTGAGACGAAGCGCTACTACGGAATTGAGGTGGATGCCATCTGCATGGGCAACGACGAGGAGATGAGGGTGATGGGCATCACCACCAAGACCGTGGAACAGAGCGTGAAGATCCAACCCTTCGTGGATGAACTCAAGGCGGGCGAGTGGGTTCCCTATGCGGACATCCTCAAGAATAGCTTCGGAAGCAGCTCCGTTCTGAAAAGGGCAAATGAAGCCATAGAGGCAAAGTTAAAGAGGTAAGTTCATGAATAATAAGAAATGGAAGAAATCTATGATGTTGTGGCAAAGTGTTACGCGGATTTTGAGAAAAAACTCAAGTCAGAGTGCAAGAAGAGGAAATGGGAATTGGATTTCAAAAATAACAAGATAAATTCCATAAACGGTAAAGATGGAAGGTTGTTCTCTTACAAGTTCAACAAAGACTACATTGACATTGAAGAAGATTGGCACATGAGACTTGACTACGGTTTCAGCGAATGGCACTACGCACCGAGGCATGACGAGTGTGATAGAATGTATGAAGCCATGTTCGAGGGAGCCATCGTCGGAAATGGTAAGGAATATCCCTTCAGTTTCAGCGGAGAATTGTTTCACTGCCACAACAGCGGTGAGAATGAAACCAGTGGATGGTTTTTTGAAATGGAGGGAAAGGACGAGATCCCATGTTGGGATCAAATAAATGAAGAAATGGAGTATTACATTGTTCATGAAATGTGATTGCGCCAACCTTAAAATTAGTAAAAACTCTTCTTCTTTTAGAATGCCTCTCACCATAGAGGATGTACAAAAGGTTGACATGAGGAAGAGAGAGCTTAAGAAACGCCTCTATAAGGAATTATACGAACGCGCGAGTTCCAAGGTCAGGGAGATAGCCAAGATGGGTCTCCACGAAACTTGGGTCACCATACCATCGTTCCTTATGGGGTATCCGTCGTTTGATTTGGAAATGGCAACCATCTACATAGAGAGGCAGTTCAGAAACGGCGGATTCTATGTGAAAAATTATGGTCAGGGACAACTTTTCATCTCGTGGTATCTGGATCCCAAGAAGAAGATGAAGAAGAAGGAAGAACCCTTCAGACCACAACCTCCCAAGAAGGAAGACCCCTACGACCTAAGCGTGCTGGTCAATCTCAAAAAGTCCGCGGACAAATATAAGAACTTTAAATAGGTTTGAACTAATAATGGACAACCTTAACGTTCTCGTGGAAGCCAAAAAGGAGTTGCTCGCACAGCTCACCAACACGATCATCCCCAACGCACTTAACTGCATGGAGAACCTCTACATGGAGGCCAAGCAGGAGTCCAAGGGAACAAAGACGCTCAAGTTGTTTCAGGAGAACCTCGCGGACATCCCCAAGTGGAATAACTACCAGATCGAGGGCGAGGTGGCCAAGTGCGTGGACACCTGCGGAGGGTGCCTCGACGAGATGGTAGCAGCCGTGTTCGTTGCAACGGTCAAGATCATTTCGTCCGTCCGCCTCTCCAAGGATTCCAGAAAGGTTAAGCTCAAGATTCCCCCCAACGATGTATTCATCCTTGGCGTCTACACCAACATCGCCAAGCGCATCTACGAGGATCCCTATGTGTTTCAGGACATGAATCGCACGGAACGCACCAAGGAACTCTACAAGAGGATGGATGGCGTCATGGAGGAGACCGTGAAGGGCATGCTTCCCCTAAACCAGATACTGAAGACCTACCTGAACAAGAATCCCACGGAAATGATGAACACACCCACCGAAACCGAGGTGGGAGGTGACGATTCAGACGACGAGGGATTTCCCGGAACCGCAGAGCACCCCATTGACGGAGAGGGTTCTCCCGGTATGGACGAGGGTGAAGGGTCAACTGGCGGAGATGATGAAAACAACGAAGAGGGTATCGCAAATGACATCGGGGCGGGTGAAGAAATGGAAGAAGAAGAGACTAAGACAATTCCCGTATTCAAGGACAAGTTGGGACAACCCAAAAGTGCACCAGAATCCGCCGTTGCAGACGACAACGATGACGACGGGGAAGACTTCATCAACTCGGGTGCAAGTCGTTAAAACGATAAAATTCTATTTGCCGTTATTAGTATATGTTAAGTGATTCATTGAAAAACCCTTTCATTTCGGGACTGCTCGGTGCGGTCATCACAATGCTTTACATCCATCTTGTGGGAAAGATGAACAAGGAACCCGTCAGGAATGCAGACATGATAAAGCCAGCCATCTTGAACGGCATTCTCGTGGGAATGATCGTATTCTTGGGAATATCCCAGAAGGAAGAGATTTACGAGACACCCTATCCGGAACCAGGGGTGCGTATGTAATTAATTAAATATATACAAGCTATTAGTAATAACATGGCCAGCGTAGAGACCTTCAATGAGCTACTGCTTCAGTTCGTTGACGAGCTTGCATTCACTTTTCCAGAGAATACAATCGTGAAGACCTATCGCACCACGGTCTCAAGTCTTATCAAGAAGGACCCCGGAGTCTGCCTCCAAACATTCGTGCAGAATGTCAAGCCCCATGAGGACCTCATCCGCAATCAGGACGAGCGCATCTTCGAGGAGTTCTCCAAAAACTATGGAATCCTGAAGTCCCTCGACTTGGAGACCCTTTGGAAGTCAGAGCTGTCTGAGAAGAGCCGGTCTGCCATCTGGCAGTATGTTCAGGGACTCTATGTGCTTGGAAGCAACTGCGATCCCAAGGAGGTCGAACGATCTAGGAAGACAGACATGGATTTCTCACCCGAGGTTCTTCAGAATGCACTATCCAATTTCAACGTGGATGGTGGCGAACCGCTAGCAGACATGATGAAGAATCTGTCCAACCCCGAGTTCATGGAAAAGATCAATAAAACAGTGGAGGAACAATTTGGTGATGGTAACGGGGGAATAGATGAGAGCAAAATCATGAAAATGATGGCACCTTTGATGGGTAACCTAGGGAAGATGTTTCAAGCACCGGCTCATGGAAAGCTCGATTAATTAAATAGATAATTAGATAAGTGTCGAGATGAAGACCTGTTCGAAGTGTAAATTGGAATTGCCATTCGAACAGTTCAGCAAAGATAAGTCAAAAAAGGATGGGCTTAGAGGCGATTGTAAGGTGTGTAGCAGTGAATATCAAAAGAAATACCATAAAGAAAACAAAGACAAAGTAAAAGAAAATAGAAAGAAATACTACGAAGAGCACAAGGAAGATATAAGTGAACAGCAAAAGAAATACTACGAAGAGCACAAGGAGGATATAAGTGAATATCAAAAGAAATACCGTGAAGAAAACAAAGACAAAGTAAAAGAAAATAAAAAGAAATACTATGAAGAGCACAAGGAGGATATAAGTGAACAGCAAAAGAAATACCGTGAAGAAAACAAGGAGGATATAAGTGAATGGAGAAAGAAATACTACAAAGAAAACAAGGAGAAGATAAGCGAAAGGATAAAGAAATGCCGAGAAGAGCACAAGGATAAAATTAGAGAATGCCAAAAGAAATACCGTGAAGAAAATAAGGAAAAGTTGAGTGAATGGAGAAAGAAATACCGTAAAGAAAATAAGGAGAGTATAAATGAGAAGGCAAATAAATACAATAAAAAAAGAAGGAAGACGGACGAAGGATATAGGATACTCGGATGTCTTCGAAGCCGATTACGCAACGCCCTCAAAGGAACAAATAAATCCGCATCCACCATGGAGTTGGTTGGGTGTTCCATCGAATTTCTGAGGGACTACCTCGATAATACCAAGGTGGAGGGTAAGGACTACTCGGATGCGCATGTCGACCACATTAAACCGTGTGCCTCCTTCGACCTGACAGACCCAGAACAGCAGAGGGAGTGCTTCCACTACACCAACCTCCAATACCTTCCAGCCAAGGAAAACATTTCAAAGGGCACACGATTGGAATATAATATTTAATACTAATAGTAAAGAATGCAAGAGCAACCTTGGTTCAAAAATCCTTTACACCTCGCCGCCCGCAATCGGATTCATGTTTTTTGGCCGCTGGCTAAGCAAGATCCCGTGGAGAGGCTTAACGCGGCCACCCGGTTTATCATCTATGCATTGTGTATATTATATCTGATAAACAGGGACGTCCGTGTGGTGTATCTCGGATTGACGGTCATCTTGGTCATGGCGACGATGTTCATAGTCGGGGGCGTAAAGCTAAAAGAAGGCATGCGCCCGGCGTCTTTCATGGACGAGGGTTCCCTTTACAGTCCTAACAACGACAGGTGCACTCAGCCCACGATTGACAATCCCATGGGTAACGTTTTGATGAATGAATACACCGATAACGCAAAACGTCCGGCAGCCTGCTATTACCCTACGGTGAAGGACAAGGTGAAGAGTCTGTTGAAGCAGAATGTTCCCACAGACCAGGCAGATATCTATTCCAGCCGGAATCAGTCGTTCCGTGCCTTTTACAGCACGCCCTCCACCACCATCCCCAACGATCAGGAGGCATTCGCTAGGGCAGCCTATGGTTCCGTGGTAGACAAGACCTGCCGAAACGATGACGGTTCGTGCTACCCCGATACGGGTTCCATGTTCGGACAGTCGCGCATGCCCGAGGGGGTTCACCTTCGGGGAACTTTCGGAAGTGGCGTCGCTTCCAGTTAAAATATTGAGTGATAGTAATATGAGCAAGGCGCTTAATACTTCTAACCATGTTCTTGACCCAGATGCTCTTCCCAGTGACTGTGCCACGAATTGGGTTCTCGCACCTCCGGAAGTCACCAACCTCAACTACGCAGGTTCCGGCAGGGCAAGCACGCCCATCTATGGAACCGCTCCTTATATGGGCGGAAAGGGTGCACCCGGTAATCTGATCATCGTGGAGGACATGCTGAGACCTCAGTCGACCTCTTATTTTAAGAAGGGTTACCAAGGTCGCCCCTACGACACGCTGTCAAACATGTCGTGCTCGGTTCCTCTTCGGACTCCAGACGCCAACCCCACGAGCACGCGCGCTGACACACAGAATGTGATGTTCTCAAGGAGATATAATTGAATAGATGTATAGAAAAGTCGAAATAAGACTTGTTCGAGGTGTAAATTGAATATACAATTCGAACATTTCTCTAATAAAAATCTCTTTAGATTGTAATATGGACCCTCTGAGTCTGGTGTCTTTACTAGGTATTGCAGTAGCTGGAAGACAACTTGCAAATGGGAGTGATCGTAAGGAAGGTTATGTGAACGAGCCCGTCCCCAACCGTGAAACCATGCCCTTTTTTGGAAGGAACATCAACACGCCTGGGGACAATCTCTCTGCCGTGACGAACAACTTTTCTGGAAATTTCAATCCCAATGAGCCCATGGGTGGGATCAGGAATCCCAAAAAGGAGATTGTGGCTTCCATGGGAGACTCGGCACCCAATGTGCAGTATCCCTTTGGTCAGCCCGTCTACAATCTGTACAACCGTCAGAATGTCAGTAGCCGCATGAACAATCTTTCTTCCGTGGAGAGGAGGTTCGTGGGTCCCGGTCTCGGCGTTCCCGCATCTGTTCCTGCCTATGGTGGCTACCAGCAGGAGTTCAGAATCATGCCCAACAATGTGGGTGCCTACCGCCTGACCACGCTTCCGGGTCGTTCGGGTCCCGCCAAGAACTTCGTGGATGCCGGTCAGAAGCGAATGGTCGTTACCCAAGACAGGGCTCCCAAGACCTACCAGCTTCTCGGGAAGGAGGGTGTGAGGCCCATGGAGAGGGGCAGGGCACAGGGACAGGGTGGTGCTCTCACGGGAGGGGCTGGAAGGGAGAATTACATTAAGACCATGCGCCCCACGGGTCGTTCGGAGATAGGTTATCGGGGTGACGGTCTCAGTTACGGAACTGCCAAGAGGGTGGTGAGTTTCCAGACTTCTCAGGAGAGGCCCACTCGCAATAAGGCGTCCCTTGTTCCTAGGGTAAATGATGTGGCTGCTCCCGGAATCAGTTCCTTTGGTGGCGCCTATGACCTTGTTCGGAAGGGGATCAGCCTTGACCCCACCGACAGAGGAAAGTCGGGTCGGGCTAATCCAGGGGGTCGCATGAACATTCCCACGGGTTCTATTGGTGGCGTGACCGCAAATCGTTCGAGCGCATCAACCGACCGCATGGGAGGTGCAGGCAATCAGAGCATAGGTCAGAACTACGAGGTGACTTGGGCACAGAACAACAACGCTTTCAAGGGGAATGCCAATCCTCTTGCGCAGGACCTCAATGTGGCCAAGAAGCAGCTCAGGGGCAATCCCTTCGCGAGATCCATCAATTGAAGACCTTGCATTCCTTTTCCCAGGGATATGACTCGCAGTATTCTTCGAGGGGATCCTTGGATTTGTTTATCATCTTTTGGTCGTGAAGGCGTGCCATGATTTCCTCATGTTCTTCCCACTCGTGAACATACTTTGTGGGATTTTCTATCATTTTTTTGGTGGGTCTGATGTTTCTAACCCTCTTTTTTAACATGTATACTCTCGTTGGCCTGAACGAGCAGGAGAAGTAATGCATTTTAAAAAAGAAAGTGCTTTTATTTTTAATAATGATGAAGGTGTCTATGGCTGTTTCCCCCATTCAGTATGAAGGCATCAAGGAGATTGAATTGGATTTGGATGTGAGCGTGGAGGGCAAGAGTGTAGATGTATTTGTGGATCGCTACTTTTATGAAATGGCGAGGGAGGACTGCTTGAGTTTCGTTTCAAGGATGTATCCAACCTACACCATCATTGTCAAGCATTCCTAGGTGGCACGAAGGCATCTTCCGTGTGCAGAACCGACTTCGCATACTTGTTCCCCATAATGGAGTGTTCAAACCACCAATCCCTGAAATTTGATTGTGAAAGTCTATAGCCGAAGGTGTTGTCGTTAATTAAATTAAACATTTTTTTAGTGTCCTTCTCGGTGTTGGGATCCATGAAGTTGTCAATAGCAACATAAGTATTTTTAAGCCAAAGAACATGCTCCTTGTTTTTTGGGTCAAAAGCTTCCATAATTAATTCTATTGTTTTTTTATCCTTTAAATTATAGAATAATGAGTTCATTCGGTGATGATGAATTTATCGTAGAAAACCGCAGGGGACAACTTCTCATTGCCAATGGATACGGTTCCATGACAAGTTCAAGGCTGATTACGGCAGATGCTAGGACGGGAATCATCACGGCGGAGGATGTTATTAGTGGGAATCTTTCAAGTTCAAATGTGAGCAGCAACACCTACGATGGCGTGGACGGAATCTTCACGGGAAATGTCGGAATAGGAACAACTGAACCGCAGGCGAACCTTCACGTGGTGGGTACCACTCAACTGGATGGGCTTGCCACCACATCGGATATCGTAGTCACTTCAACCGTGGGAATAGGTACTGCAGTTGCACAGACAGATCTTCATGTCGTGGGTGATGCTCTGATTTCTTCAACCGTGGGAATAGGTACTACCAGTGCACAGGCAGATCTTCATGTCGTGGGAGATGCTCTGATTTCTTCAACCGTGGGAATAGGTACTACAACCGTTCAGTCGGACGCCGACCTTCATATCGTAGGAAATGTCCTCATAGGTGCAGGTACTACGATCCCCCTCGATGGACTTTATGTTTTAGGTAACGCAACGGTGAAAGATACATTTATTACCCAAACCGGTTATATTTCTGATCTTAGAGCCCTTTACAGTGCGGGTATTGGAACCACGCAGCCCGAAACCATGCTGCACGTCGTGGGGGAATCTAATCTCCATGGAAATGTGGAAACCACGAACGTCAACGTCACGGGTTCCGTGGGCGTGGGAACCACCCAATCCACATCAAATCTTCATGTCATAGGAGATTCCAATCTCTATGGAAATGCAGAGACTACGAATATCCACACATCCTATGCTGTGGGAATAGGTACGACCGAACCGCAAGCAAACCTTCACGTGGAGGGCACGGTTCAGGTCTATGGAATTTCAACGATGGCGGATGCCTTGGTCACGGGTACCGTTGGGATAGGAACGGGATTTGCCGACAAGGAACTGCATGTTCTGGGCGAAAGCAATCTCCATGGAAATGTGGACACCACGAACGTCAATGTCACGGGTTCCGTGGGCGTGGGAACCACCCAATCCACATCCAATCTCCATGTCATAGGGACCTCCAATCTACACGGAAATGTGGAAACTACTAATTTACACGTAAACACCGCGGTAGGAATAGGTACCACGGAGCCCCTCTTTTGTCTCCATGTCGAAGGTGGTCCGGGTGATGCATACATCGAGGATAGACTCTATGTAGCCACGCAAACAATTCAGCCTCAACACGCGTTGATGGTTGGTGGCCGGGCATACGTTGAGGAAAAGTTAACCGTGGGCGGTTCCGGCACGATCGCAGAATTGCAATTGGAGCCCGGAGATGGGACTTTCAAACCTTCACAGATAAGATTTAAAGCTCGACCCAACAGTCTATTGGGAGCGGATGACGCACGTTCGGTTGCAGACATTTTTGCGAGTCATAGCTCTTTCAACATGACAAAAACGCAGTACATGTCCTTCCATGTGGCGGAGGCTTCAAACACAACCGACGCTCTTAATCCCGAGAGAATGCGTATAAATTCCACGGGAGTGGGCATAGGTACGACGAACCCGCAGGTTATGCTGGATGTTGCCGGTGATTCCAACATCTGGAGCAACACTCGGACCACGAACCTTCATGTCACGGGGGCGGTGGGCGTGGGAACGACGCAGGCACAGACGGGATACAGTTTAATCGTCACGGACTCGTCAAATACGCCTCTCTTCGCGGTTCCCGATTCCAGCACGGGACTTGCCAGCGGATACACCATTGTCTATGACGGAACCAATTGGAATTACGGTGCATCGGGAGGTGGTGGGGGAGGAAGTTTGCCAACGGGTACGGTGGACGGACAGACACTGGTGTGGGATTCTTCCACTTCGGATGGCATATGGACGAGCAATCTGGTTGTAACTGACTCGGGAAATGTGGGGATAGGAACTACAGAACCCTTGTCCAATCTCCATGTGTATGGGAATGCACTCGTTACGGGTAAAGTGGGAATCGGAACCACTGATACGGAGACTTATGATCTAATCGTGAAGGATGAATATGGAAAAAACCTATTCGCCGTTCCCACCTCAAACGCAAATCTCACGACGGGGATGACGGTGGTCTATGACGAGAATTCTAACGGATGGCAGTATGCGGCGGCGGGTACCTATTCCATGGAGTTTGATTACCTAAACGCCACGGTCAACACTTCTCGCAGTTACGGCACGGGAGATTCGATCATATGGGATTCATTCACGAGCAAGGGAATCTCTTACGCGACCACTGGACCGAGCAGTGGAACAGAGATAACCCTGAAGGCAAGAAAGATCTACAACATAACTTGCACATTTACAAATTCGGAAGTAGACACAGACTACGTTTGGATCTATCACAACATAGATGGTTCCGTTTACGCCACCCAAGTTATTGTTCCGGTGGAAGGTTCCGGAACGACCAACACAACTCCTAATCCCACGATATCATTCATATACGCGGTGGGTTCCACCAGTGTCGATTATTACATCGAGGTGGGTCCTCAGTCGGGGACGGCGACATTTAATCCCATGACCTCTTCAACGAATGGAGGCGGAACGATCACGGGCTCGTGCATGCTGTCAATCACGGAAGTCCTAAGTCAGGCTTCTGTAGAGGGAGTGAGTTCCCAACCCTCCTTCATAAGGGCTGTTGTCGACGTTGACACCACAGCAACAACAGATTATTATAGGTATGACACAGACGACTTTCTCTTCTCCCATGTCACGAAGGAGGGAACTGCCATAACTTATGCTAATAACGGAACGGGGAGCCCTGCCGGTACAGTGTTTACGCTCGGACCCAACAAGACCTATCACATGTCCTTTACCACTACTGATGCTGCGGGAAATACATTTGACATAGTGTATATCAATCACGATATAAATGGGACCACGGTATTGAGTCAGATGATCATGCCCAACTCCGGAGGTGCCTCCAGTAATCAATTCGTCAATCAGGGGTCTGTCCAGTTTGTGTACAAGACCGGCGACACTTCCGAAGATTATGTGGTCAACGTCTTCGATTCTCAGGGACAGGCATATTTCAATCCCAGACAAGGTTACACAGCCTTATCCATCGTGGAATTGGGAACGAATGCCGCGTCCTACCAATTGCCCAACGGCACCTCTACGGGACAGATACTCAAGTGGGATGGTTCGTCTTGGGTTTCCGGAGCGCCATCTGCCAATTACCAAGGGTCATTCCTAAGGGCCACCGTTATCGCCGATGACGACACCGTGACAAGGGACGATGGATACGACATGAGATTTGATAGCTTTACCACCGAGGGGGCGTCTATTTCTTATTCTCAGACGGGAATTCCCACCACCGCCATCTCTGGACGACAACCTGGCACCATATTCACGCTGGCGGCGAATTCTACCTATCTAATTACATTCTCAACGACCGACCGACCATCCAACGATTTCGACTACACCTACTTCATTCACTGGATAAACAGTGTGGCGGTCGCAAAACAAGTGATCATGCCCGTCTCTGGCTATTCGGGAGATTATGTATCTCAGCCATGCATAACATTCACCTACAAAACGGGGCAGACGTCAGAGGAATATCACATAGAAACTGACAGAATTTCCGGCGGGTCCGGATACTTCAGACCTCGAAATGACGGATACACGCAATTGTCCATCACGGAGGTGGGTTTGAGCGTGTTTGGCGGGGCGGATCGCATTATGGTCGAGTCAGGTACGGCAGACAACCAGACTTTGCTTTGGGATAATTCTACTCTACAATGGAACGCCACTTCCTTGAACGCCGCAGCTGCGTTTGATTTATATGGAACAGAGCGTGTCTATTGGGACGTTAAGTCTTCGCCTTCTGGAGTTGTAAATCTTACAGGTAATGCTACTTATGCAACACAAACAAATAATAACTACCTGTATCTGGTTAGTGGAAGTAATCAAACTGGTAGGATGTATTGGACTGATGGTAATAACTACAAGAACTGGCGGCTGGAAATATGGGTATCATTAAATGTCGGAAACGGACCCGCCGACTATTATTGGTTATGGGGTGAAGGGACTCAAACTAACTCAGGTGGTGAAGGTGATACTGAAGGATTAGTCGTTTCTACTGATGCTTATAATGGAAATACCCATGACCAAGCTAATACTATATCTATATACAACGGATCTGGATATACAACATTAAAAAGCAAATCTTCTATGGGCGTAAACCCTTACACTAATACGTATACTAAATTTGTCTTAATGAGGTATGGAGATGAGATAACATACTACATTGAAGGGCACGAGAGTACCATCGGATATTATCGGGATAAAGTTTCATCAAGTCAAAATCTATCTGGGACTACATATGGTATTGGAGCAAGCACAGGTGGAGAATATCTGATACCTTATATTGGCACATTCAGGCTAACGACACTATAAAAATGAGACTCTCAAACTCACAAAAAAATAGTATCTATCTAAATTATTCAGCAATATTGCTCCATCTCTTTAATTCGTTATTATAATCATTTAAAGAATACTTTGTATAAAATATTAATAAATAGTATATAGAAAGTATGTCGGCTGATTCAAAGTTGTCTACTACTAATCTTAAATTCACGGATACTTCCTCTAATGTCGGAAAATTGTCTTTCGGTTCCGATGTCTTTACAATTGACAAGACCGCCAATTTTTCGTCGGGAATCAATGTGACTGGTGTTTCTGTCAGCTCAGGTTCCGTAACGGTTTCTTCACAGGACACTTTGAAGCTCGCTGGGAGCACGAGCGGTGAACTTACCTTACAGGCGGCGGCTACTACTACCGACTACACCCTAACTATGCCGGCTTCTCAGGGTTCCTCCTCTACGGTTCTATCCAATGACGGGAGTGGGAATCTGAGTTGGGCTGAACCTAATCCTGGACCTCTGATTGATTTATATGGAACAAAGATATTGGACTGGACAGTGCTAACCAGTCCCTCATCATCCAGTCCTTCTTTAAGCGTGCAGGGAAACGCAGGTTACACAACAGCGTTCAACAATTACTACCTTAGTTTGATGAGCGGCACTTATCAAACGGGATATTTAAATTTCGACGCGGGTTCCTCTTATTCCAATTGGAAATTCGAGGTGAAATACAAGATATTGAGCACCAGCACTCCGGCCGACGTTTTATGGTTTTTCGGACAGGGAACACAAACGAATTCCGGAAATGAAGGGGCCCACGGAGGGGTGGCTTTCCAAACGGATTATTACAACAGTGGTACCTGGACTTTACAGTCAAAGATTAATATTTATAATGGTTCTGGATACACAGACCTATACTCCTATACCACCGACGGATACAATGACATTTTTTCAAACTTCGCCACATTCACGATGATTCGCTACGGCAACAAGATATACGTTGAACGAGATTCGTATGTAGGAAACCTAAGATATGAGGTTACTTCGACCCAGTCATTGTCCGGAACTCGTTGGGGTGTGGGCGCGAGGTGCGGTGGGTATTCCATGAATGTCTACATAGGGTCAATGCGCCTTACGGTGCTCAACTAAGGTTAAACAAATTTGAAGAATATACCTTAGATGCTGGACTTTGAGGGAAGCTGCAAGTGGTGCAATGCCCCAATCCAACTGGACAGCGAAAACCCCTTCGTGCTATTCTGTCTGAAATATTACGAAGGAGAGAAATACTTGAGGAGATACCTTAGGAAGAGGAGCAGGAGATGCTACGACGAGGTGTGCCTTAGGTGCAAAAACATCAAGGTGCCAAAGATGAACGACAGGGAGTTGGGAAGGGAAAGGAAAATTCCACCCTTGATGGATACCTATGACTTCTTCTTTGAGTTTATCGAACTCGTCTCGGAGCAGGATACGCTCCACCACCTCTACAAACGATACATGAGAAAGGAAGATTACATGTTCGAACCCTTCTGCGACTACCTCGAATTCAGGGAATTCTTATCGGGAAATGATTGGGAATGGGTCTACGAAGACGACGAGGTTCTTGTCTGGTATGAAATGATGGTGAGAAGCCGTCTAAATTTTCCATTAAGCCAATACAACTGTGTTTGGGACGAAGACGACAATATAATTTCCTTTGTGGCAAGGCAAACTGTATAAAAAAAGAATTTATTTATAGTAGAAGTATCAGCAATGAGTTACATCGGAATTGGATCCACGGACCCCAACCATCCCCTCGAGGTGGCGGGACAGGTGTTCGTTCAGGCGGTAGAAAGTGGTTCAAGTTCGCAAAGTGTTCCATTTGAGGTGTTCAGCGATTACTACGGTCTTCCTCACCTCACAAATTCCAGACAGATGAGAGTGCGCGCAAGACCCTCCAATCTCGCCAGCAACGTGAATGTGGACATGGGTTTGGAAAACACGAGCGGATCCTACTTCTTCATTTCGCAACCCGTAATCGATCAAACGAGTGGCGACAAGGGTTCATTCGTCCTCACACAAGAAAAGAACATTGGAATAGGAACGACAAACCCACAAGATCTGGTTCACATGAAATCGGACTCGGCTACTTTCCTAAGGTTGGAAACTCAGGATTCGAGTGATATTGGTATTTCCATAGTGAAAGATGGAACTACCAAGTGGGAACAGTACATGGCTGGAGGAGACAACAACCTCTACTTGGCCAACGAGTCTGGGGAAGATGTTTTCACGATAGAGCCAGATGGTTCTCTAACCACGACGGGATCTCTAATCACGCCAGGTGGTTCTTTGGACAGTGCAACGGGAGATCTTTCCATAGCGGGATCCATCGATGGAGATGGGTACATCAACATGGGTTCGCAATTTCAGGTAACTGGCGCGGGTTCTTTGACCTGTGGAGCGGGAGCAACCTTCGAGGACGATGTCAAAATGAAAACTAACGCCACGGTGACCGGAGTTCTCTATGCGTGGTCGGCAGTTTTTGAAAACTTCGCACTTCCCACCTCCAACCTCACCCTAGACACATTTATCCCATGCGCAAGAGATACGACCACCCGATTCGGTTATCCCACAACTTCCTCGAGCGAATATGTGGTGGAGATAGCGGGGAATGAAGTATTTAGGGTTCACAACAATCGATGCATAGGTATAAATAATGTTGCTCCCGAAAAGGAGATTGACGTAATTGGAGACATAAAGGCGAGTGATCATATGTATATGACAAACCTTTATGTTGGACAATCTACCGAAAGGGGTTTTACTACGCCAGATTCTGACATAGGGGGAAACATTACGTCATTTGGCGAGGGCAACCTGGGATACGATGGATACATGATAGACAACTCCTTGGGATTTCTCTCCAATATAGACGACAGCACATACGGTCTTTACGACCAAGAAAATGCAAGATGGGACATGGGGTCGTATTTCGACAACGGACAGGCGTTCCTCAACTACGGGGGAGCCACAAAGTTGATAACCCTGTCAACCGGAGTGGAAATAGCTGGAAATATCAGTTTAACCAGCGCCGACACTTGGCAAACGTCTTTCTCAATTGATAACACAACAGCAACGGGATGGTCATTTAACGTGGGAGGTTCCGGGAATAATGCCATAGGTTCAGGTAATCTTGGGTTTTATGACGGAGGATCTGCCGCATTTCGTGTTGTTTTTAAAACCAATGGACATGTTGGGATTGGGAATACGAATCCAAGCTACCCCCTTGTAGTAACGAGTTCTACTGCTCCACAATTATTAATTGGCGATTCGAATGGAGGCGGTGGTGTTATTTCTTTTGGTAATACGGGTCACGGCGTGGGAAGGGGAACAGGAGTAACTTGGTTCACGGATGGGAATGATGTGGTGTTATATACAGCCGGAACGGGTGGCTCGGGTCTTAAAACCAATTCAGGATATTTTAAAGTGAATTCTAATGGAACGTCTTATGCGTCTGGAAACCTTACATCTGGGGGAACCGTTCAGGGAGGGTACATATATTCAACGGGAAGCATTGCCGCAGCTTCGGGGGTTTCGGGAGCTACGGTGAATTCAACGGGAAACATGACGGCAGGGGGGACCGTTCAGGGAGGGTACATATATTCAACGGGAAGCATTGCCGCAGCTTCGGCGGTATCGGGGGCTTCGATGTCAGCTTCGGGAAACATTACTGCAGGAGGAACCATTCAGGGAGGGTATGTTTATTCAACGGGAAACATTGCCGCAGCGGGAACCGTTCAGGGAGGTTCGGTCACTAGCACGGGAAACATGACCGTAAATGGCACAATGAATGTACCAAACTCTTATATTAAAGAAGGAAATCGTTTTTATATA